CTAACTACATTTCTTTTTGGAACGGCTTATGCTGCCGTCATTACACACAAACTTACCATCAGCGGTACAGTGCGAGACGCCACCTTTCGACTTAGAACACGGATAGTTGGCTGCATACGTAAAGGAAGAGGTGCTCAGGAATGCGAAACACAGAGGAAGAAGTAACACGTTCAGGATTTTCATCGATCATTTTCCTTGTCAAAAAATAGCCCACCACAGCACGAGCCATTAAGGCTTTGATGATGACTCGTCATCAAAGCACTTCCATGGCTCATTGACGCCACTTTTTATGGCCTCTGCATAATGCCTGACTAATTCAGCAGTGACTTTGCTATGCCGCACAAACATGCTCAGGGCATAAAGCCCATCCCTGTTGAGATCGACCTCCTCCAGAACCGTGTCGGGTACAAAACAAACCGTTCTGTTTGATAAGGTGCGAAGGTAATACTTTTTATTTAACGCCCATGACTGGTTAGTAATATTTGCGCCGATCTCTACGCTTTTTGACTCTGGCATACAGACAACAAACCATGTCAACCCACCCTGGCGACTATCAACGTCGTTATGTAATAAGGCTTCCAGGCCTGCTGCACCCTCACTTTTAATAACATTAAGCGCGGCCAGTAGCTGCTTTTTACCGTGATGAGATTTAATGGCGAGAAACAGAATCGCGCCGCCGACGTAGAGCGTCAACGCGAAAATAAACACAGCGAGCCACCATGCCCCGGAGCCCGTCTTTGCAATCTGCGAGGCCAGAATTATGCTGATGCCTAGCGTGGTCAGTTGCGCCAGAGTATTGACGAGAACCTGTTGCTTTTTAGCTTTCCATAAGTAATAGCCAATGAAACCGACAAATAATCCATAAAAAAAGAGCAGTGACCTGTCCATTTTTGTTTCACATCCTTGCGAAACCGCGCTGACTACAGCGGTAAAAAATTCCTGCGATCCCAAAAAAACAAGGGGCTGGCATAATGCCAACCCCTTGTATCTACACTACTTTCACGGATGTCGCGAAAGCGTTTCTTAGTTCAGGCGCTTTTAACGGACGTCATTGAAAAATAATAAAAAATTAACAAAAACAGCAAGTTAATTGCATCCTTAGTGCATCTGAGTGCCGTTAAAAACATACTGTATGGACACATTGTGGACATTAAATCAATGTGTTTTGGCTACGGCCTCTTCTACTGATCCCATACTGCTCGGTGATAAATTTTGCTGCCTTATCGATTTCCGGGAAAAGAATGCTTTCATTTATACCAAGCACTGATAAATGTTCTCTTATCTCGGCTTTATTTTCCTCTTTGATCCATAGCCTTTTCCCTTTTAAATCTTGAGGTGCAGCCGCCGCGTGCCCCTCATCAGCGCTGGCATCATTTTCAGCACCATATATCAAAAATGCTCCAGACTGTGCGATTATGCGTTTATTGGACATTTTAGGCTTTACATAAACAGCTTTAAGTAAATCCGCAGGGTTTATTCTTGGTCGAAAACCGGTTTTTTCTAAGCCTATGTAGTAACACAATAAATCTGCCGCATGTGCTTTATTGAACTCTTCTATCGACAATCCATTATGAGCAGCAGCGAAAAGGGCTTCTTTTTCCGTTTTTTTTAAATTTGCAACATTTGCTAAGCAACTTACTCGGTCACTGTCATAGTATCGTTGACGGTTTTTAGGGATAAAAAAGGCCTGCACAGAACCGTCATGCTCTTCTTTATTATCACTTGGTTCAGTGGCAAACCAAAGTGCAACTAAAGGATTGGTAGTGACATCAAGTAACCGCGTAGGCATCCCAAAATGTTGCATCCTGACCAAGCGATCAAACATCGTGTTATCGGATGAAAATTCATTGGGGTGTATTGACACAATATCTCTGACTGCAAGATCTTCACTAGACAAGAGACCTAAATCCTGTCGAAAAATTTTGGGGGCAGCTCTCCAGCCGTAAAAACGTTGTCCCCTAAAAGCAGTAGCATGATTACCATCTATCCTCCATTTAATAACTTCACTAATAAATCCAGCCAAACTAGTCACTTCAAGTGTTGGCCGTTTAATCAAATTTCTATTTATTTTATTTTGAGAAGCACTCATTGTTTTCTCTCACCATCTCTAAATTAGCAATCGGATTTAACTGCGCAGCCTCCTCCAAGTGATTTGGAGCAAAGTGTGCATATTTCATGGTTTCTCTTATGTTGGCGTGCCCTAGGATGTGCTGTAGAACAAGAATATTTCCACCGTTCATCATAAAGTGAGAAGCGAAAGTATGTCGTAGAACATGGGTTTTCTGTCCCTCGGTCAATTCGATGTCGGTCAGCGCCAGCATTTTTTTAAATTCCTGATAGCACGGCTTAAACATTTTGCCCTGGCGAGTAGCCAGCTCATCATAAAGCCATCTGGGGATCGGGACGGTCCGGTTTTTTTTACCTTTGGTTTTTGTAAACGTCAATTTATAGGGTGAGAGCTGGGAACGGGTAAGGCGCTCGGCTTCACTCCACCGTGCGCCGGTCGCCAGGCAAACCTTAACAATTGTCGTCAGGTTTTCTTTACCATACCGTTCACAGGCGCGAAAAAGTTCTGCAATCTGTTGTGGGGTCAGCCATGACATTTCCTTTTCGGCTTCTTTAAAAACGCGAATACCTTCGAGCGGGTTTGGTAGCTTCCATTCTCCAAGCCTTTTGAGTTCATTAAAGACAGCCATTAGGTACTGTTGTTCACGGTTTACCGTGATAGGTTTTGCTATCCAGTCCGCCGGGTCTTTGTGGTATCCATTATCGATCTCGCCGCGCAACCGCCGGTCGCGATAATGCGCCCAATCTTTGGCGGTTAGCTGTGATGCCACAGGGTCACCAAGACCGTTACAAACAATATGCAATTTAGCCAGGCGTGATTTACTGGCTACTAGCGCCTGGCCGTGTAGTTTGTGCCAAAGTTCGATAATTTCACTCAACCTGCGGCGGTCTTCTTTCTCGCTTTTCCAGGGCTTGTCCTGCGCTTCCCTTTTTTTAAAATCCTCAAAGGCAACAGCTTCGCCTTTTGTCGCAAATTTTTTCCTGATGCGCCTACTATCGGCCCCGTCTAAACGAAAATCACAAAGCCATTCACCGGTAGAAAGTTTTGTAATGGCCATAGAAACCTGCTTAATGAATGTTGCGTAAAAAGACGGCTGACTGACTGTATTGTTTCGGTAGTAGAACTGCTTGCGTTGTGACATCAGAGAGTCGCAATTCAATGAACTGGTCTTTTTGAAGTGTGCTATCAGTAATCAGGGGTACGGGCTGGTCATTGATAAAAGATGAAACGATATCAATTTTCTTATCGCTTCCAGTATCATTATTAAGGCGCACATTGATAATCAGGTCTGCTGGATTGAAGCTGGAAAAGCTTTTTGACGTTAAAGCTTTAACCCTTTCCTTAAGCGTCTCTGATGCCTCAACGGCTATGTATTGCCCGTTAGTATCTTTATAAGAAAGTATGTGCAATTTCCCATCATCTTTTAAATCTGAGCCAGTATGACGGCCATAGACCACAGGAATAGAAAATATTGCCCAACTGGTCATTTTCTGCGTAAAGCATTCTTTGTATTTGGCGTCAGGGAATACCGTTGGGACTGTCTTTTGTGCGTCTAACAAGGTGTCTGAAGGTTGGCGAGAATCCTCATAGCTTGTGCAACTGGCTACTTCCACCAACAAATCAGAGTCTGCGTCCTTCAAACCTTCGGATAGAACGCCAGAAAGTGGAAGATCTGTTCTAACTCCAATTTTACAGCCACCAAGTAATAATGAAATTGCGATCACAAAAGCAGTTCTATTCATGACATCACCCTAATTATTTTTCGATAATGTAAAACAAATTTTCCCTACACATTCAACATCGTCTACTAAGCATTGAAAATTAACTGATGAGTTTTTAAGATTTAATTTATTACCTGGAAGGCGCGAGACTTCATAGACGTCAATAACGCCATCAATATTGATTAACCATGTACCGCTTGCTAGCAATTTCAGCCCTAAATCGGCTAGCCATTTACTTTCGCCCCTTTCTATTAATGCAGGATCAGTTAAAGATTCATCCAATAAAGAAGGGTCGCACGTCCAGTGCCCCTTGGATAAAAGGGAGCCGTTAAAAAGTTCATATTTATTTATAGATTCTGCTTCAATCTTGCTTTCTTTCGTCGCTGAAGCTTCGAGCATAGAACCTCTACCGGTTGCCAGCCATCGAAGCGAAACACCTGTATCCAGTGCGCATGCCACAACCACATCACCAGGAAAATAATCCCGCCGAATCCATGTGCTCATGGTTCCTGAAGAAATTCCCATCAGATCCCCAAGCTGTTTTTGCATGGTGAAACCATACGCCTGCAAAATCCGTTGTAATACAGCTTTCCCGCCAGCTTCAATCAACTCGTTATAGACCGTGTTTTTATCAAAACGCTCTGTCTGCTCACCTTCAAATCTTGCATTTTCAAGCTTACCATGCTGAAGCCACTCAATATCGATGCCGGTCGCATGGGAGCACTCGTATATGTACCTAAATGGAACGCTGCCCCGGTTGATCCAATTACTTATAGTGGGTTGAGGCACCCCCGTAAGGTTTGAAAACTCAACGTTTGTACGAACTTTGTAAGCCTCTTTCATGCGAGTAAGCACGGCTTGTGCCTGTTCTCTGGAATCAACCATGACAAAATACCTTTTCGAATGGGTTGACAACTTTCCATAAGAAAATTAATCTCACCCATAGTACGCAAATGCACGCCAATGCACTAAACCAACATTTAACCGGAGATATTTACCCATGACTCCACAAATTGCAATCCCGTCAGGCCCGGATCTGATGACTTATGAAGAGTTTGCAGAACACTATGGATACGGCATCCGCACTGTAAAACAGATGGTTGCTGATGGTGATCTGCTTCTTATGCCGCGCAAAAAAGACGGCGGCGCAGCTCGTATCAACATGGTTGCTTTTCGTGCCCGTCTGCTTCAGCAGGGTATCAATTGCAAATACGTTGCCGCTTAAGCAATTCAATTATGCGAGTTGAAAAGGAATGCAACATGTTTGATTTTCGAGTTTCTAACCACCCACACTTTGATGAGGCCTGCCGCGCCTTTGCTAAACGGCATGACGTGACTGCGTTAGCCAGGCGCGCAGGGATGAAACCGCAAACCCTTCGCAACAAACTTAACCCCACTCAACCCCATCAGTTCACAGCACCAGAAATCTGGTTGCTGACTGATTTAACCGAAGATGCGTCACTGGTGGATGGCTTCCTTGCTCAAATTCATTGCCTGCCTTGTGTGCCGGTAAATGAGTTAGCCAGGGAAAAATTATCCATCTACGTTATGCAGGCCACCGCGCAGGTTGGTCAGGTCGCTGCGAACGCGGCAACCACTGGCCGTATTACTCACCTGTCCCGCCGTTCGATTGTGGAAAGTGCGAACGCTGGAATGCGTTTTCTTGCTTTAAGCGCACTGGCTGTAGATGCGCGGCTTAAATCCAGTCCGGCGATGTCCAGTGCGGTCGATACCATGACCGGCGTCGGCGCATCGTTTGGTTTGATCTGAGGTGTCGGTCATGGATAACGCACCTTCATTCGCTTCATTGCTGGTTCGTCAGAGCCCTTCCATGCATTACGGCAACGGCTGGATTATGGGTAAAGATGGTAAGCGTTGGCATCCAAGCCGCGACCAGTCCGAATTATTAAACGGGCTGAAAACCAAGCGGAAATCGCCAGCATATTTAATTATTCGTATTGCTCGTTCATTAATAAAAAGGGTGGCTTATGGCTCTTTCAAAAAATGACCTTAATTTAATTCTCGGTGTTGTGATCCCTAATATGGATAACGGCTTCGAAATTAAAACCCGTTCAGGTGAGATTTTCAAAGTTGACCCGAACTGGGAGTGCTGTCAGGAATTTATGGAAGCACTAAAAGCGGAAATGATTAACCAGTTGAATCAGAAACCGCACCGCGTCTACGGCTACAACTAATCATTCAAGTTAATTAATGGCGTAAACCCGCCGGGCATTCTTTGCCCGAATTCTGGAGAAATGAAAATGCGAAATACCGAAACACGTAAAACCAAAACCGGGCCTGATGATGCAGGCCTTAATTATTTGCTCACTGAGGCCCGCAAAGATGAACGCCGGGGCCGCGCTGAGGCTTTGGCCGCGCGTCTGGACACGCTGGCTGCTCGTATCACCTCACGCCAGCTCAACTACGCAGAAGCAGCAGAGCTATTGCGCGATGAGGCCGTCAAAATCCAGAACGAAGCCCAGGAGATCCACTGATGAAATACGCCCAGCTCACACCCGGCCAGCGTGTCACTGTGACGCCGCGCGGTTCCCGTAGCGTTTATCACAGCAAATTTATCGAGCGCCTGCCGAAAGGGGTATGCGTTTTTATCGTTGATGAATTCGTGGGCCTCACCGGCGCTGATGATATTGGCGATCTGTATTTAGCCGACAGTGAAGTACGTCGCCGCGTAAAACCTGTGGAGGCGCACTAATGGCTGACTCTATCGATCTGGCACAACAGCGCGAGCACGAAGAACGTGAACGCCTGATTCTTAAAGCCCGCAGCCGTGGCGCTGCGGTTTCCCTTTTCCTGTGCGCATCATGCGGCGAATCCATCCCTGAAGCGCGGCGCATCGCAGTACCGGGCGTGGCGCTGTGCGTCACCTGTCAGGAAGTTACAGAGCTGAAAGGCAAACATTATGTAGGTGGTGCTGTATGAACAAAGAAAGACTGGCCGTTAAGCCGCTAACCGATGCGGAACTGGATGAAATCATAGCCGGGAACGTTGACGGTGTTGAACCTACAATTCAGGAACTATCGATGGCGCTGGAATTACGCGAGCGTCGCAGCCTTACCCGGATAAATTTAGTTGTTGAGTCGGCTAAGCAAGGCGGTGCTGTATGAGCACCATCCTGAAATGGGCGGGTAATAAAACTGACCTTATGCCGGAACTGTTCGCGCATCTTCCCAAAGGCCCGCGCCTGGTTGAACCCTTCGCGGGTTCCTGCGCTGTGATGATGGCTACAGACTATCCAAATTATCTTGTCGCGGATATCAACCCCGATTTAATCAATCTGTATCGCACCATCGCAAGTGATTGTGAAAATTTTATACTGCGGGCAAAAGCGGTGTTTGAAAGCTTTCTACTGGCTGAAAATTATTACCGGGTGCGTGAGGCTTTTAATCATGACCGGGAAATTAATACTTTTCACCGCGCTGTTTATTTCCTGTATCTCAACCGCCATTCATACCGTGGGCTTTGCCGTTACAACCAGAGCGGCGGCTTTAATGTCCCGTTCGGCAATTATAAAAAGCCTTACTTCCCTGAAGCGGAAATACGTGCCTTTGCTGAAAAAGCGAAGCGCGCCACGTTTGTCTGCGCCAGCTTCGACGAAACCCTGAACATGTTGCAACCGGGCGATGTGATTTATTGCGATCCGCCTTACGACGGTGTGTTTACCGGATATCACACAAACGGTTTTAATGAAGATGACCAGTACCGTCTGGCCTCCATTCTTGAGCGCCGTTCATCAGAAGGTTACCCGGTTGTTGTATCCAACAGCGACACATCCTTAACCCGTTCCCTTTATCGCAATTTTGTATGCCACCGTATCACGGCGCGCCGTAGCCTGGGGGTTGCTGCCGGTGATGGCAAAACCGCCCCGGAAGTGATCGCCGTATCCCGTTACCCAGCACAAAAGGCATGGTTCGGGATTGATTTAGCCAGTGGCCGGGATTGCTCGGTGGAAGTGCGTTTGTAAATGACTGACACCGTATTCCCTTACGCATGGAACGCCCCCCGCGCCGCTGTCGGAGCTTATAAAGCTGATGACAGCGAGCGTGGGATCCGTTATCTGACGCCGGACGGTAAGCGTAAGTTTTTATCGGCGATGGAGCTGGCGGAAACCGATGAAAAACCAGACCGCAGCAAGGCCGCCCGCCGCCGTCTGGCTTCATTGCCTCACTACGTGCGTAGTTTTTATGCCCGCAAACTGGAACAGATGGACGCGAAAGGCAAAAAAGCCGCCGATAACTGGCTGTTAAACACCTTTGAGCGCCATGTCCTTTCCCGTATCGACCATGTGAATGACCGTTATCTGCCGAACGCCACCATACCGGCGGCCCTGATGCCGCTGCGTAATGAGTTTTTCCGCCTGTTGTGGGCCGGTAAAAAAGAACTGAAACGCCTGGCGCATAGCCTTGCTGACATCCTGCAAAGCGAGTTTATGCGCGAGGTTGATTTTCAGTATGAACGCACCGCTGATCCTCATTTTTCAACGCTGTCCGGCTATGGCCGGATAGGATTTCTGGCATCACACCTGAATACCGCCGTGCCGGGCTGGACGGCCTACTGCAACGAAGAACTGGAAGGCGAGGACGCGCTGAAATGCGTCGCGCGCCTACAGTCGCCGCAGTGGTGGCTTAACCGCCTGCGCCGTATGCATGCCCGCTGGCGCGAACACCTCATGATTGTGACCGGTTACGTCCAGGCTAAATCCGCACCCTACAGCAGTGAACCCTGTGTCCAGGAATGGCAGGCACAGAAAAAAGCCAACCGTGAATACCTCAACGCGATGGAGCTGGAAGAACAGGACACCGGCGAGCGTCTGTCACTGGCGGATAAGGTGAACGGCAGTATTGCTAACCCGGCAATCCGGCGCGCTGAGCTTATGGTGCGTATGCGTGGCTTTGAAGATCTGGCGAAACTGGAAGGGCTGGCCGGTGATTTCTATACGCTTACCGCACCATCTGCTTATCACTCAACACAAAAGAGCGGACGCCGTAACGATAAATTCAACGGTTCTTCCCCCCGTGATACCCAGCGCTATCTCTGTAAGGTGTGGTCAAAAACCCGCGCCGCATGGAAACGCAGGGGTATCCGTGTCTTTGGTTTTCGGGTCGTTGAACCTCACCACGACGCCACGCCGCACTGGCATCTGTTGCTGTTTATGCGCCCGGAGCATGCTGAGCTGGCACGAGCAATTTTCCGTAAATATGCCCTGAAAGAAGATGGCGGCGAAACGGGCGCAGAAGAGAACCGTTTTAAGGTCGTGCCGATTGAGGAAGAACACGGCAGCGCCACCGGCTATATCGCCAAATACATCAGCAAAAATATCGACGGTTACGCCCTGGACGATGAGAAAGACGATGAAACCGGCGAGCCGCTAAAAGATATGGCGCGCCGCGTCAGTGCCTGGGCGTCCCGCTGGGCTATTCGTCAGTTCCAGCAGATTGGCGGGGCACCTGTGACTGTTTACCGTGAACTGCGCAGGCTGCGGGATCGCGAACTGGTTTTACATCCAGAGATTGCCGAAGCGCATACCGCCGCCGATGAGGGGAACTGGGCCGGATATGTTACGGCGCAGGGCGGCCCGCTTGTTGCGCGTGACTGTCTGCGCGTCCGGCTGAGTTATGACGTCACCGAAAACGGCAATATTTACGGCGATGACGTGTCCAGAATTTCCGGTGTCTACAGCCCGTTTAAGGGCGACACATCCCTGATTTTAACCCGCATATCACAGTACAAAATCGTGCCGAAGCGTAAGCAGGATGACGCTTCCGGTTTTGATTTTGACTTTTCAGGCGGCAGCGCCGCCCCTCGGAGTTCTGTCAATAACTGTACGCGGGAGCCGCGAACGGTTGAAAAAAATACATTTCAGGAAAGCACCGTCATAGCTGACGGTGCCAGCTGCGCTATTGATTACAGCTCCCTGACGCGAAAGGAAAGAAAGGCAGTCGCAGCGCGGCTATCAGCTGAGTTTAAAGCGGAACAGCAGCGCAAACGCGAGCGGCGCAAACGGCAGCCGGTATTGCGCCAGCCTGGTGAACGGGCTGAAAAAATCCGCGAATTTGCCAGCTCCATCGGCTGGGATATCGGAGAAACCGAAGTTGGCCTGTTGATAGCCGGTCAGCGTATTGCGCTGGACGGTGTTTTCTATGTCGCCCGCAGTGACGGCGCACTCTACAGAACGCGGGAAAAACTCCCGCAATCCACTGCGACCACGGTTAGTACCTGGATAACGCGATTGCAGTCGACTTATCAAAATCAGGGTCAGAAATAACCATGTGGTACCAGAAGCCCCTCATGGTCATTTCCGATCGTGCTGGCCATTTCATCGAGGCCGGTCATTTTTAACCATGCTGCAGAAGATACGGAGAAAAAAACGATGAGCTATCTGGGAAGCAAAGCCGCAAGCGGCGTATATCAGAAAATTATCGCGCAAATGCCCCCGCATGATACGTACATCGAAACACACCTGGGCGGTGGGGCGGTAATGCAGCGGAAGCCACCTGCATTACGCAACGTGGGAATTGATCTGGATGCGGAGGCGCTAAAAAATTTCGCGTTCACCCATCGGCTTTCACATGTGAGCCTGGTAAACCGCGACGCAGTTGATTATCTGAAAGCGTTTGATTTTGCCAGCGCTGGTCGCGTTTTGGTTTACGCCGATCCGCCCTATCTACCGGAAACGCGCACCAGTAATGCGCGCTATCGTTACGAGTATACGGTGGAAGACCATCGCCGTTTGCTTTCCTGTCTTCTGGGTCTGCCGGACAATGTGAACATCATTTTATCCGGCTATCCGTCCAGGCTTTATGACGCAATGCTGCCGGAATGGCGCACCTGTGAATTTCAGGCAATGACGCGAGGCGGGGTCAGAACGGAAAAGCTATGGATGAACTTTTCAGAGGGTCGGGCGTATACCCATACCTTCGCGGGTAAAGATTACAACGACAGAAACCGCATTAAGCGTAAGGCCAGACGCTGGCAGGAAAAGTACGCGGCGCTTCCAGCCGCAGAGCGCCTTGCGATCATGACCGCCCTAAATGAAATTGATGCATCATCATAATTTCAAAGGGTTATCAGTTTAAGAATATATCAATGATGTTCGTAGTTTTTGACTGGAACCACTTTTAAATTTTTCTCATAACGTGATACTGTATATTTATACAGTAATCCTATCGGGAGGGATTTCATGGTTGTTGAAGAAGTCAGCCGTACCCAGCACAAATGGGCTTGCGTGCAATTCATTGCGGAAGTTTCGTTGTTAGCAAACTGCAAGCCGTCTGATCTGAAGTTGGCACTAAGCCTTATTGCCGATTTAGCAAACGGTGAAAATCAGGATGCTCAAAATGAAATTTTTTACAAAGCCGACTAAGTTGGCGGGTGCGTCTGATGAAAAAATTAGCCAGAGTGATCTCTTTCCATGTCATGCATGTCTATGCTGCATGAAAATGAAGGATCCAAAAAGGATCGTTACTCCCTTCACCCGCCTTCTCTGGCGGGCTTTCTCTATGCTCATGCACCCGCATGAAAACCCATACACAAAGCGGGCAGGCGTGGCGGGGCTACGAGCGCGCGCGCTCGCTTAAATTTTTAACGCCATGAGTGAAGTCGCTTTTTAGAAGCAAATGGCTTGCAAATTTTTTCAACGATGGGGTAACTTGATAAGAATCGAAGGATAAATCAAGACAAGAGCGATTTGTCATCGCTCTTGGGGTTACTAGGTGCAATTTATGACAGGTAATGTCCCGGTGGTGCTTTCTGAATCTGAGTTAAAGTCTATCTTAACCCTCACTGGTCGTTTCACATGGAACGTCGCAAGGCCAATTATCGCTTCTTTAGGGCTACCTACAGGTAAAGGGCGAGAAGCAACAAATGACAAAATATTAGAAAGCCTCCTTGATCTTAAAATTAAAGATAAACAAAAATTTGATGGCGTTATTGCAACTGTAAATGATCTAATTTTTGGGCAAGTCGTATATGGTGAAAAAGCATTATTTAGTCTGACCGTAGATAGCAGCGTTATTAAAAAACTTGTTAGCAGTTTTACTCATCACTGGAATACGATGACGCAGCCATCGTCTATGGCTGAAACGATCCTGGATGATAATCAATTACAAAGCTCTAAAAAAAATCAGCCATCGATCATTAATCTTTCCACTCAACATACTAAATCAGTTGTGGTTTTTTCCTCTGTCAGGGAATTAGTTGTAAGAGAAAAAATCCCCCCATCAGCATTGGCATCATATAAGCAGTTTGATGAGATTATTGCGAAACGCAAAGAAAAACGTCAGTGCTTTGATGTCTGTATATTAGATACCACTTCTAATAACATTCATATTCTAATTGATACAAATGGTAATATTATTGGAGATAACGTTACCTTTGCCAAAAGTAACATTATCCGCGAATTATACAATCATGTCGGCTATAATTTTAATTCTACTGAGAAAGATTTTTATCCATTAATTGAACCAATATTTAAACAAAACTCACTACCCTATTCAAACTTAAGTTATAAAGTCTTTGACCTATCATTTCTAACAAATGAGGGAACCACGCATAAAGAAAAGAAAAATGTGGCTACTAAAGATTTGCGTGATGATTTGTTTAATAAAGAAGGTATCAAAGCTGTAGGTAGTATTGGCCTGTATCGTATTGGCATTAGAGTTGATAGAAATAATCCAAAATTGCAATTAGCCGACAATGTTGAACTTATTATTCCCGGTACCCTACGCAGGCATTTAGGAGGAAGTAGTTGCTCTCCTGTAAACTATGCTATATTGAGCAAATGTATATCTAAAGATGATTTCGAAACCCTCACAAAGCTGATATTATAACTGGAGTCAGCAATGAAGGATGGTGATATGCCTAAGGTCATCAAAGAAATGTGTGCCGAACGCCCAGAGGTTGGGGCGTTGGCTTGCTTTTTATATGATGAAATTGAAGCAAGGGCAAAAAAATCACCTAATATAGCTTTAAGTTATAAAGACTTACTTAATATTGTCGGTAGCTATAACGGAATTCTTCAGCCAGAAACGTGCCAAGAGAAAGTAATCTACCCCGCTATAGAAATTCTTTGTAGCCCAAAGATAGACTTTTTAAAACTCAACTACTGGTTTATTGATGATTTTCATGATCCTGTAGAACTTAATTTAGAGGACGTCATTGAGGCGGAAATTAGTGAGTCGTTAGTAAATCCATTTACAGGGGAGCTGCTTTACGACTATAAATCATTTGTCTTTCCTTTTTTTACATTAGATACATCTAAATCACAGGATACTATCTAATGGTAAATTCATCATCACCAATGAGTCTTGCTGAAATAGACAATAATATATTTCTACAACGTATTAATGCGTCTATTACTCGCGTTAGATTTGCTCTTCAATCATATGATAATTTCAAACAATTCGTCAGAATTCAACTTGATGCGGCCGTGAAGGAGATTGAAGAAAACTCAAATAAACTTAACTTTGATTTAACAGAGGATCAGCTCACCCTAATTTTATTAGCCAATATAAAAAATAAAGATATGGGGATTGAAGCCTATCATGAAAACAATCAACGTGGTCATTGTGATATCACAATTAAGTTGAATAATTACATTTGGCATGGTGAAGCAAAAAAACACACATCTTCCTATAGTTATTTATTTAAAGGATATGCTCAACTTACTGAGCGATATAGTACGGGAACCATTGACAGCGCAAGTGGTGGTTTGATTATTTATACGCGCAATAAAAAATGTAATGAGATGATGATTAGCTGGAAGAATCATTTAGATAAAGCCGCTCCAAAAATTCACGCCTGCAAAAGCATAACTATTATGCCTTGTACAAAAAACCCTTTAGTTTTTTATAGTCAGCATGTTCACACTGTCAGCCAATTGAATTATGAGGTTATTCATTATCCTGTTAACCTTTATCATGAACCTGTAGACCCCAGCCTCTAATGATCAATGTTTTATTTTTTGATGGCCTTTTATAATGAAAATAAAAAACCTGCATACACAGGTTTTTCACCATTAAATACCTAAATTATAATCCTCAAAAAGGATCACTTCTTCTCCTAACCAGTCGTTAAGCTCCTGCAGTCGCTTTTGCAGTGGCTTCAATTCATTGCGTACAAATACGAGCGCAGCCTTTTCTACATCACCAAACCCTCCAGTATTCGTTGGAATTATCCCCATCAATTGAGGCGGCACCCTGTGCGCGGCCAGCATGTCATCACGGCTGATATTTTTGATATTCAGGAACTCATCCTTTGCCGCCACTTCCGACAGCGGGATTATCTGGATACCGTCCTTTTTCCCGTTCGGGCTGTACATAAACAGGTTGCGGAAGTTGCCCGGCCCTTTCGACTTTTTCAGAGCTTCGCGGATATTATCCACGTCCTGCTGGTTGGCTGCCGGGTCGCTCATGTACATGATAAATCCCGCGTGTGAGCCGTTCAGGTAATACTTACGGCGAAACAGTGTGGCCGACTCGTTAAGCAGGGTTGACGGGATGGCGGACAGGTATTCCGGCAGGCCGTAAATCTCCTGGTTCAAATCCGGCTCCATCAGGTGAAACACCCGGCCCGCGTCGAACTGGTACGGTTCCTTGTTATACCCGTACTGCACAAACCAGTAAGTATCAAGGTCAGTGCCGCGCCGGGTGAACTTCGCAAGCGAAGGCTCCAGGCTTAACGTCTGACCCAGACGGTTTACGCGCTGCTCAAGGTAGCTGTTACCAAAAGTCAGGAAGTCCAGGGCGAACCGGGAAAACGCCTGCTTTGACAGCCAGCGATGCGGGATAAACGTACTGGTCAGGATGTTGCGTTTTACATAAATGGCGCTGCTGTGGTGAGGTGCTGCCCGGAACGTGCGCGCCAGACCGTCCAGACTGATGGGCGGTTCATACCACTGATCCACCTGGACGCATTCCAGATAATCCATAAGTTCCCGGCGGTCCAGAACAGGAACCGGCTCACCGAAGCTGAACGCCTCAACGCCGGGTGTATTCTGCGTCATTGGTTCTGCCGCGCTGATGCTGTCAGCTTTGCTGCGACCGCCTGTTTTTTTCTTGCTCATTCCGGCTGCTCCTGGTCTTCCTGCGGCCATTTACCCATAAACAACATGGCAAAATTTTCCGCTGACATTGTGCGGCGGTATTCGTCAATATCTTCCGGGCTGAACACGGGCGAGTCTTCGCGCATATGGTCAGAAAGAACTAACGTTCCTCTGCTGGCAGGGCTGAGGTTTTTCCAGACTTTCCACGCTGCCTGATTCTTTGAGGGGGTCGTATATGTGGTAAGACGGTGGCGAACATTTGCGGCGACAGCCTTGCCCAGCGTAAAGAGTGCTCCGGGGTGATTTGCCCAGGCGTATTCGCTCACATATGCGTTTCCGCATAATCCGGCAAAAAGACTTTTTTCCCCTGCAAAATAAATATCCGCGCCATTGCTGAGAACGATTTTCCCTGTATCACTTTTAATTCTTACACCTACCTCGCGGGCAAAACCAACAATATAACAACGGCTGGAACCTTCTGCATAAGCCTCCCTGGTGCCGATAAACACCTGATTTCTTCCGGTCTCGATAGCATCAATCAGCGCTTCAAGTGAAAAAGCAAAGTCAGCGCCACACTGGCGCATTTTGGTGTAGTGGCGCTGCCTGGCGGGATTGCGCATCCATTGTTGCTGATATCCAAAAAGCCGGGTGGCTCGTTGCTTCAGAGCGTTAAGTTGATCGGGGGTAAATGAATAAGCCATTAAAAAATCTCCACGATATTGCTATTGTTAACGGTGGTGCCTTCCAGCGGTTCATTGAATAGCGCATGCATAGTCGCCCAGGCCAAATCGGCGTGGCTTGCTTCTTCGCTGCGGCTGGCTTCATAGGTCGGACGATTGCCGCTGGCCGTGGTGGCGCGGCGGATGGCCATGAATGACTGCGCGATATCGGTCAGGCCCGCGTCATATTCCAGACGGCGGTGGCTGATGATGTCGTATGCCTTCAGGACCAGGGCGTTTTTCACGTTCGGGTTGTAAACAAACTCGCGGGCCGCCGGGAAAAACTGCTTAACGGACTTATAAACGCCATCGCCCACGCCGGTGGAGTCGATGCCGATGTAGGTCACGTTGTATTTTTTCGTCAGTTCTTCGATAGCCTTCGCCTGGGCGCGGAAGTCCATGCCGCGCCACTGGTGGCGTTCAAGGATGCGAAACTTACCGCCCGGTACATCCGGCGGCGCGATAACCACGCACCCGGCGCTGTCACCGTTCTGGGTTCCCTTTGCCGGGTCGTAACCAATCCAGACCGGACGCCAGCCAAACGGGCGGATCATCAGCGGTTCGAAGTCGTCCCACACTTCCCAGCTGTCCACCATGCAGGCCTGCATCAGCGCCAGCGGGAACACCGACGCCAAGTCATCCACAAACTGGCACATCAGCAGGTTCTGAAATTCGTCCGGGCTGTATTCCAGGCTGAGCTGGTCGAGGTCGAACAGGTTACAGCCGCCGTGCACAGCATCTTCAATGGTGACAATCTGGCGGAACTGGCCGTCCGGGCAGAGCGCGCCGGGTGACAGGTGGGCGTGAGACAGGTCGATCTCCACCCGGTCCGCTTTGGCGCGGCCCTTGTTGAACAGCGCACCTGACCAGAACGGGTACGCACTGTGGGTCAGGCTGGACGGAGTTGAAAAATAGGTCTGCCGCCATTTTTTATGCAGCGCCATCCCGGAAGCGACCTTGCGCAGCTCCTGGAATTTCGGGATCCAGAAATATTCATCCAGGTACAGGTTGCCGTGGTAACTCTGGGCGGTGCGGGCGTTGGTCCCCAGGAAATACAGCGTGGCCCCGTTGCTGAGCGTCATCGGGTCGCCCTTCAGTTCAACTTCCACCTCGCGGGCAAACTCAATGATGTACTGTTTGAAAACGTGGGCCTGTGCCTTACTGGCTGAAAGAAAAATCTGGTTGCGCCCGGTGATAAGCGCATCAATCAGCGCCTCGCGGGCAAAATAATACGTCGCGCCAATCTGGCGGGATTTAAGCAGGTTGCGGATGCGGTGAATTTTGCCCGCCTCCCACCATTGCCGCTGGTAGTCAAACGCGGAGCCGTGGAAAATCTCTTCCAGCTTCTCGATCTGCTCGTCGGAAAACACATTCTTTTCCGGCGGCTTGCGCGGGCCTTTGTTACGGTTGGCTACTTTCGGGTTCAGGTCTGCTTCATTACCGCCATTGTTAAATTTCCCGATGCGCGCCTGCTGCACCGCCTGGCGGGACAGTAAATCAATTTCCTTGTAATCCTTCCCTTCCTTCTGCTCCTTCATGACGAGCTGACAGTAGCGCGCCGCCGTGGTGAGCTGCATCTGATCCAGTGGGCCAATATCAGCCCACTTGTCACGCTTTTTCCAGCTGTGAACGGTCGCGGGTTTCTCTCCCAGCATTTCAGCAATGCGGGCGATACGGATACCGCTGAAATACAGGAACATGGCCTGTTTTCGCGGGTCGAGGTCTGAACTGATGGGCGTCGTATTCATGCCGCCAGACTACGGCCCCGCGCGCGTCTTCTCCGCTTCTGGCTGTTGTGCCATTTCCGGCACAATGCCGCCACGTTGTTTCGCCGTCCGCGCCCCGCAACCATAAAGGCTCACAAGTCGTTATGAACTAACCGGAGCCGGAAACATGGCAAAAAAAGCAAAGCGTTTTCGTGTCGGGGTGGAAGGTGCCACCACGGACGGGCGCAATATCGAGCGCGACTGGCTGACCCAGATGGCCGCGAATTACGATCCGCAGGTTTACACCGCCCTGATTAATGTCGAGCACATCAAAGGTTTCACGCCGGAAAGCCCATTCCGCCGCTTCGGGAAGGTTGACCGCCTGGAAGCTGAAGAAATTACCGACGGCAAACTGGCGGGAAAAATGGCGCTGTATGCCTGGATTTCCCCGACGGACGATCTGGTCGCCATGACCGGCAAAATGCAGAAGCTGTTCACGTCCATGGAAGTGAACGTCAGCTTTGCAGACAGCGGCGAAGCCTATCTGGTTGGCCTGGCGGTCACTGACGATCCGGCAAGCCTCGGCACCGAAATGTTGCAGTTCAGCGCAGGCGCGGCAAACAGCCCGCTCGCCAGCCGCAAACTGGCCGCCGGTAACCTGTTCACGGCTGCTGAAGAAACCCTCATCGAATTTGAAGACGAGCCGGAAGAAAAGCCGAATCTCTTCACCCGCGTTAAAGAATTGCTGACCCGTAAATCCGCTGACGATAAGGCGAAGTTTGCCGACGTGCATCAGGCCGTGGAAGCGGTGGCGCAGGAGCACCAGACCCTGTCCGCCACCGTGGAAGGACTCGGCACCGTGCAGACCGGCTTTTCTGCCCGCCTGGATGAAATGCAACAGGCCATTGAATCCGGTCGTGCGGAGCTGGTCAGCCTGCGCGAAAAACTTTCCGCCGAAGACAGCCGCAGCGACCGACGCCCGACAGGCACCGGCGGGAACGGTAGCGCTGAACAACTCACTAACTGCTGACGGAGTTACAGCACAATGAAAAAAACCACCCGCTTTAAATTCAATGCGTATCTGACCCAGCTCGCGACGCTGAACGGCGTCGCCGTGTCGGATATCGCATCGAAGTACACCGCTGAGCCATCCGTCGCGCAGACGCTGGAAACCAAAATTCAGGATTCATCAGGCTTCCTGCAAAAAATCAACATCATCCCGGTGGATGAGCAGTCCGGCGAGCGTCTGGGGCTGGGCATCGGTGCCTCTATTGCCGGAACCACCGACACCACCCAGAAAGAGCGCGAACCCACCGATCCGACCTATATCGACGGCGAAGGGTACAAATGTACCCAGACCAACTACGACACGGCGCTGCCGTATTCGAAGCTGGACCTGTGGGCCAAATTCCAGGACTTCCAGACCCGCATCCGCGATGCGATTGTTCTGCGCCAGGCACTGGACCGCATCATGATCGGCTTTAACGGCGTGAAGCGTGAAAAGACGTCGAACCGTGTGACTAACCCGCTGTTGCAGGACGTCAACATCGGCTGGCTGGAGAAAATCCGCCAGGAAGCGCCGGTTCAGGTACTGGATAAAATCGTCAGTGAAGGCCAGGTGATCTCCCCGAAAATCCGCATCGGCACCGGTGGCGACTTCGCCAACCTGGACGCACTGGTGCTGGGCGCAGTGAGTGAAAAAATTGCGCCGTGGTATCAGGAAGACACTGAACTGGTGGTGGTCTGTGGCCGCTCGCTGCTGGCTGACAAGTATTTCCCGATTGTGAACCGCGACCAGCCCAACTCGGAAACGCTGGCGGCGGACCTCATCATCAGCCAGAAACGCATCGGCAACCTGCCCGCCGTGCGCGTTCCGTTCTTCCCTGCGAACGCCATGCTGATCACCCGCCTGGATAACCTGTCCATCTACTGGCAGGACGGCACCCGCCGCCGCTCGGTTATCGACAATCCGAAGCGTGACCGCGTGGAGAATTTCGAATCCGTCAATGAAGCCTATGTGGTCGAGGATTACGACGGCGTCTGCCTGATTGAAAACATCGAGATGCTGGCCGCTCAGGGGAATGGTTCATCCGGCGCGCTGACTGCCGACAACATCCAGGCGCTGGTCGCGGCTGCGGTTCAGGGCGTGATCGATGGTCAGAACGCCGCAGGCGGCACCGGGGCGTGATCATGAACCCTTTCCGCGCCCACACGCAGTATATCCAGGCTAAGGAGGCCGCCCGCGAGGGCGGCAGCCACAGCGGGGCGAGCGGCTACAACATGATGTTGTTGCAGCTCACCGAACACCGCCGCCGCCTGAAGGGGATCCAGTCAACCGAGCGTAAGTGCGAGCTGAAACGGGAATTTCTGCCGCTCTATGCCGGGTGGATTGCCGGGTTGCTGGAGGCGGATTCCGCACCGCAGGACGACGTGGCGATGTACCTGATGATCTGGCGCATTGATGCCGGTGACTACACCGGCGCGCTGGATATCGCCAGCCATGCCCTGAAGCATGGCTGGGTGATGCCGCAGCGTTTCAACCGCACCACGGCAACGGCTGTTGCTGAAGAGTTTGCCGATGCCGCGATGCGCGCCTTTGCTGATGGCGGCACCTTCAACGCCGCGCTGCTGACGCAGGCGCTGGCGCTGGTCGAATCCCACGATATGCCGGACCAGTCCCGCGCCCGTCTTCACAAGGCGCTGGGCTATGCCCTGCGGGATAACGATCAGGCCGTCGCCGCGCTGAACCACCTTAAACGCGCCCTGCAACTGGATAACAACAGCGGTGTGAAAACCGACATTAAGCAACTGGAATCCCGGTTGCGAAAGGCCGCCAGCGGCTGACGAATCGTGCCAACGCGCGGGGCGGCACGGGGTGGCGACAGGCTGTAAGCCGCATCAAAACCCCGTCCACCGCCCAACTTTTGGGAGTAACGGAATGAATATGAAGTTCGTTTCACCGGAGCCGGTGAAGGACGGCGCGCAGGACACCATCACCAACACGCCTTTCTGGCCTGAGATCAGCCTGAAGAAATTCCGGGAGGACATGCGCACCGACGGCACGGTCACCCCTGAACGGCTGCGCCAGGCACTGCTGACCGCCATGGCCGAAGTAAATGCCGACCTATACGAGTTTCGCGAGAAACAACAGGCCAGGGGATGCGCGGATTTAAACAGCGTACCGGCGGAGAGTATCGACGGTGAAAGCCAGCGGGTGATGCTGTACCGGCGGGCAGTGTTCTGCTGGGCGAAGGCCAATCTGGTTGAACGTTACCGGGACTTTGACGCCACCGGTGAAGGCAAAAAAAAGGCGGATGAGTATGCACAAACGGCGGACGAACTGATGCGGGATGCGCGCTGGGCCATTTCCCGTGTTCAGGACTTACCTCATATGACGGTGGAGCTTATCTGATGAAAGTCCGGGCGCAACAGAATGACACGGTTGACGCCATCTGCTGGCGTTATTACCGGCGCTCGCAGGGCATGACGGAAGCCGTCCTGAATGCTAACCCCGGACTCGCGGAGCGGGGGCCGATCCTGCCGCACGGGCTGGAAATTGAACTGCCCGAACAGGTGTCGGCGGCTGTCGCCCGGACCATTCAACTCTGGGAGTGATGATGAGTATTGAGCGGATGATGTCGGCGCTGACCTATTTCATCGCGCTGTTTCTGGCCTGGCTGGGTGATTTTTCACTTCAGGATCTGGGAACGGTGCTTGCCATGGTGCTGGGTGTGGCGGCGTTCGCGCTGTCCTGGTATTACCGGCGCAAAACATACCAGTTACTGGCCGCCGGGGCGATCAGTCGGGAGGAGTATGAACGCGCAAATCGTTAAACGCTGTGTGATTGGCGTGGTGCTGGCGATTGCCGCCACGCTGCCGCAGTTCCAGTTACTGAAAACCTCGCCGCAGGGGCTGGAACTGATTGCCGATTATGAAGGCTGCCGCCTCACGCCGTACCGCTGCGCCGCCGGTGTCTGGACTAACGGGATCGGGCATACCGAAGGCGTCGTGCCGGGGAAAACCCTTAACGAACACCAGGTGGCCGGGAATCTCGTCAGCGACGTGTTACGGGTGGAAAAGGCGCTGGCGGTCTGCGCGCCGGTGGACATGCCGCCGCAGGTGTATGACGCAATGGTCAGCCTGGCGTTTAACGTCGGCACCGGCGCGGTGTGCCGCTCCACGATGGTGTCGTTTATCAAACGGCACCAGTGGTCGCAGGCGTGTGATCAGCTGTCGCGCTGGGTCTACGTCAACGGGGTGAAAAACAACGGGCTTGAAAACCGCCGCGCGCGGGAAAAGGCGTGGTGCTTAAAAGGAGTGAATCCATGAAACGTAAAGTGATTTCTTTTGTGCTGGATGTGGTGCTGACGCTGATGCTGGTCGCTGGCCTGATGAAACCGGAAAGCGTGGCGGTGAATTTTGTGGTGGCGTGGGCCTGGCTGGGCTGCGCGCTGTGCCTTGCGGCAATGGCAACCGGCATGGCGGGCCATGTTATCTGGTACGTGTTTGAAAAGGGCAAGGTCCCGGATGCGGAATCGCAGGCGCTGAAGGCGGTGCGCGCCATATTTAACCCGGATATTTCCCCGCTGCGCCGGTGGTGGTCGTGGGCAATGTTTGCCGGGATCGTGGTCTGCCTGATTAACGCGGGCTGGCTGGTTGTGGCGGTTGTTTATCTGTTCTGCGTCGTGGCGTTCCGGTTCACGGCATCGGTTTATCGTCAGCTGATGGCAGATGCACCATGCACCGTGGCGTAGTGGTGGTTCTGGCGGTGCTGGCTGGCCTGCTGGCCTTTATGGGCTGGCGGCTGAATGAGGCGCATCAGGCTATCGGCAGCCGTGACCGGGACATTTCGGCCCTGTCTGAAAAGCTGAGCGACAAAAATGGCCAGCTCCTGGCCGTGGATATGGTGGCCCGGATGAATGACGCCTTTCAGGCCAGTCTACAGCGCAACACGGAAGCCATTCACACGGCGGCCGCAGAACGTCAGGCAATGATTAAGGGGGTGATCCGTGGAAGTGAAGAAAATGCGCGCTGGGCTGATGCTCCTTTGCCTGCTGATGTTATCCGCCTGCAAAACCGCCCCGCCCTTACCGGCGGCGCAGGTTATCACGCTTTCCTGTCCGGCGGTGACCCGCTGCCAGCTCCCGGCAAGCAACCCGACAACCAACGGTGAACTGCTGGAAGCCAAAGAAACAGCGGAAACCGCCTGGGGGCTGTGTGCCGCGAAGGTGGATGTGATTGTGGACTGTCAGGAGAAACTCAGTGAAAAAGCCCGATTCCCTGCGCCAGTCCATCAGTGAAGGGCTGGAATTTCTGAAGAAAAACCCTGATGCCCTGCATTTGTTTGTGGATGAGGGGACGGTGGTCAGTACCGGCGTACCGGCTCCCGGATGGGAATACCGCTACACGCTGAATGTGGTGGTAACGGATTATTCCGGGGATCCGAATCTGCTGATTGCTGTTGTATGTAACTGGCTCGCCACGCATCAACCCGATGCGCTGAACAACCCTGAACTGCGGGAAAAACTCTTCCGGTTTGAGGTGGATATTCTGAATAACGATCTCTGTGATATCGCCATTTATCTGGCACTGACGGAGCGCGTCATTGTCACGGTTGAGAACGGACTGGCAGTAGTTGAAGCCGTCCCGGAACCTGCCAGCCCGGAAGACGACTACTGGATCCGCCATGGCTGAATTTAAAGAAATTGAAGGGTGGCTGGATGCGCTGATAGCCCAGCTTGAACCGGCGCAGCGGCGAAAACTGTTGCGGGATGTCGCAACAAAAATCAGGCAACAACAACAACAGAATATCAGGATGCAGAAAAACCCGGACGGCAGCGCCTACGAGCCACGACGGGTATCAGGACGCGCCAAAAAGGGCCGCGTACGTCGCCAGATGTTCACCAAACTGCGCACCGTACGGTATATGAAAACCCGCGTGACGGCCAGCACGGCGGAAGTGGGGTTTGATGCAAGAGCGCAGCGTATCGCCCGTGTTCATCACTACGGCCTGCGTGATCGGGTAAGGCCAGGTGGTCCGCAGGTGACTTATGCACGACGTGAACTGCTGGGTATAACTGACGCATCTGAAGAAATGATCAGCGATTTAATCATTGCGTATTTGTCATATAAATGATTATTTTAAGACGATACTAAATCCATTTTAATAGAATCTTTTCTTTGTTCCATTTCCTTTTCGCGTTAAAAACATTCAGAGCGTCTAAAACCCCCCTTCCAGCTCCATCCGCAGTAGGATAAATATATCCCGCGCTAAATCCTGCTGAAATGCACAAATTAAACAAAGCCAGACTTTCAAATACAGACAATGTGGCTTTATATAAAACAGTGCCATACGAATCATCAAGTAATTCATCTAAGGATAAAGTATCAAATGATTTACCTCTCAAACCTGTGTGGGGGTGGATAGTAAACAAGCCTGATTGAGCGGCAAGATGTGGGCTGACAGAACCAGCGGATTTATAAATACGGATACTACTAGATTCATTTATTTTTGCCCTATCTATTACCCAAATAGCAATTCTGGAGTCAAGTTCCCATTTATCATAATTAGCTAACGCACTGCTTGCTGCAAAATATAAAGATGTATAAGAAACACTAGTCCAGTCTAACAGGCGCGTGGGTACACCATGATGCTGTGCCATAGCCATTAAATCAAGAGCTTCATCTACTGGCCATTTTGTTGGGTCAATTATACAGGAATCTATACCTTCTAAATCTACTAGTTTTCTTCTAAATTCACGACTGTCATTATGTATTTTAATTCCTATCTTATCGCATTGATTTAAAAAGTGGTTTAGTAGAAAAACCTCACTAATAATCATTTGCTCCAAGCTAGGGGGCTTCAAACTAGTAAGAATACATGTTTTATTCACTTCCCTTAATAACGAAGGAATAAGTTTCCAGTTAGCATCGCCTTGGCCTCGGTAAATCAAATTATGCGGCCTTTGAATGCCAAAATTTTTTGTAGGTGAACATGCTTCCCATAATTCATCTGCGCTATCAAAATGAATTTCCTTATAAGTTTTAAATTTACTTTCCATTTTTGCTCGCCTCGATTTTTTGATTGTGCCAACAACGATACAAACCGAATGATTCCTCATCATACATGCACAATGGCAATCTCTACAGCTGTGATTCATAAACCAGAATGAGCGAAGCTGCTTATGGAAAATTTTTCAACAAAGATGAATGAATTACATCGTCAATTATTAAACCTTATCCGAAAAGGGGTGGTGACCGAGGTGGACGCCGAAAACTGGCAGTGTCGGGTCCAGACCGGCGATCTCGAAACCAACTGGCTTAACTGGCTAACACTGCGCGCCGGTAAATCCCGCACATGGTGGAAACCGTCCGTGGGTGAACAGGTTCTGGTACTGGCGGTGGGCGGCGAGTTAACCACGGCGTTCGTTCTGCCTGGCATTTATTCCGATGCCTGCCCGCCTCCCTCCACGTCAGAAGACGCCATGGTGACTGCGTTCCCGGACGGGGGCTGGATTGAATACGAGCCGGAAACCGGACGTTACCGGGTAAAAGCCGGGGCCAGTATCGTTTTTGATGCGCCGGAAAGCATTGCCATTAAAACCGCGTTGCTGGACATAAAAGCGGACCAGACCGTGATCAACGGTGAAGTTACCCAGAGCGGCGGGGCATTGTCTTCCAATGGCGTTGTTCTGGATGCTCACGCGCACACTGGCGTAATCAAGGGCGGCGATAACACGGGCGGGCCAGTCTGATGATGTACATGGGGATGAATCAGAAAACCGGCGAAACCATTACGGACATCGATCATATCCGCCAGTCCGTGCGGGACATTCTGACCACCCCCGTCGGTTCCCGGATTTATCGCCGGGACTATGGCTCTCTGTTTTTATCGCTGATTGATGATCCGACGAACCCGGCGACAAAACTCAGGGTAATGGCGGCAACCTACAGCGCGCTTAACCGCTGGGAGCCGCGTATCCGGTTAGACAGCGTCACGCTGGAAACCACCATGGACGGTGAAATGGTCGTGGAACTTAGCGGCTATCGTGATGACGGTTCCGCTGTCAGCCTAAGTGTTCCGATGGGGAATAATTTATGAGTGCCGTTGACCTTTCATCCCTGCCCGCGCCGCAGATTATTGATGTGCCGGATTTTGAAACGCTGCTTACTGCGCGTAAGGCGCGTCTGGTATCGCTTTACCCTGCTGAATTACAGGACGCGGTTGCCCGTGCGCTGGAACTGGAATCCGAACCACAACTTAAAATCCTTCAGGAAAACTGCTACCGGGAAATTCTGCTGCGTCAACGCATCAATGAAGCTGTGCAGGCGGTCATTATTGCCCGTTCCGGGGGCGGAGACCTGGACAACCTGGTCGCCAACTTCAATGTGCAGCGTCTGGTCGTCACGCCAGCGGATGAAACCGCCGTTCCGCCGGTTCCGGCGGTCATGGAAAGCGATGAGGATTTACGCCAGCGCGCGCCGGAAGCGTTCGAGGGTTTATCCGTCGCGGGGCCTGAAGCGGCGTATAACTTTCACGCCCGCAGCGCTGACGGGCGGGTAGCCGATGCATCCACGGTCAGCCCGTCACCCGCTGTGGTGGTGGTGACCGTGCTGTCCCATGAGGGTAACGGGCAGGCCAGCCAGGCGCTGCTGGATATTGTGTCCCGCAAGCTGAGCGCCGAAACCATCCGCCCGCTGGGTGACCGGCTGACCATTCAGTCCGCTGCGATCACCGAATACCGGGTGGCGGCAAAATTGCACCTGTTTGATGGCGTGGTGGCCGGTCCCTGCCTGGCGGCAGCGAAAAACAATCTTGCTGCCTATCTGCTGGAGCAAAAGAAGCTGGCGCGCAGTATCCGGCGCGATAACTACAAGGCGGTGCTGCGTGTGGCCGGGGTGGACTGGGTAGAGCTGCTGGAGCCTGCCGCCGATGTGCTGATGGATAAATCACAGTCGGGATACTGCACCGCCACGGATATCACCATTGCCGGGGATGCCAATGAATAGCCTGCTACCGCCGGGATCGTCGGCTCTGGAACGTCGTCTTGCTGAAGCCTGCGGCGATATCAGCACCGTTCCGGTGCCACTGCGCGAACTCTGGAACCCTGACACCTGCCCGGAAAACCTGCTGCCCTGGCTTGCCTGGTCGTTCTCGGTTGACCGCTGGGATGAGGCCTGGCCGGTAGCGGTGAAACGCCAGGTGGTGCGCGATGCGTATTTCATCCACCGCCAGAAAGGCACCATTGCCGCCGTGCGCCGTGTGGTGGAGCCGTTCGGCTTTCTTATCCGGGTGATCGAGTGGTGGCAGTCCGGTGAAACACCGGGAACCTTTCGCCTGGATATTGGCGTTCAGGACCAGGGCATCACGGAAGAAACCTACCAGGAACTAGAGAGGCTGATAGCAGGCGCAAAGCCGGTCAGCCGCCATCTGGTTGGCCTGTCCATTAACTTGCAGACCACCGGCAACGTTATCACCGGCGCGGCCAGCTATCAGGGCGATGAGCTGACCGTATATCCCTATTTTGCTGAAGCTATCAGCGTGGGCGGCCCGGCAATGTCCGGCGCTGCCATCCATTTGATTGATGAGATGAGCGTAAATCCATGACGGCAAAATATTATGCAATCCTGACCACGCTGGGTGCCGCGAAGCTGGCGAACGCCATGGCCCTGGGAACGAAGCTGGAAATTACCACCATGGCCGTGGGTGATGGCGGCGGCGTACTGCCGACACCGGACGCCAGCCAGACCACCATTGTCGGTGAGCAGCGGCGCGCCCCGATTAACATGCTGAGCATTGACCCGGCAAACCCCGGCCAGATTATCGCCGAACAGGTTATCCCGGAAAATGAAGGCGGCTTCTGGATCCGCACTATCGGCCTGTACGATAAGGACGGGACGCTGATTGCGGTGGCTAACTGCCCGGAAACCTACAAGCCGCAGTTACAGGAAGGCAGCGGGCGTACCCAGACCATCCGCATGATTCTGATCGTGTCGAACACTGATGCTATCACCCTGAAAATTGACCCGTCGGTGGTGCTGGCGACCCGGAAGTACGTTGACGATCGCACGATTGAGGTTAAGGCGTATGCCGATGACCTGATGGCGGCTCATCTTGCCGCAGCTAACCCGCATAACCAGTATGCGCCGAAAGTCTCCCCTGCCCTGACCGGGACGCCAACCGCGCCGACACCGGCTAAAACGGACAACACAACCAAACTTGCCACCACTGCCCATGTGAAACTGGTCACGGCAGATTTTGCGCCGCTGGCAAACCCGGCGCTCACCGGTAAGCCCACCGCCCCGACTGCGGCGCAGACATCAAACGATACACAGCTCGCCACCACGGCATTTGTGAAAGCAGCCATCACGGCGCTGATTGATTCCTCACCGGCGGCAATGGACACGCTGAACGAACTGGCCGCCGCGCTGGGTAACGATCCGAACTTCGCCACAACCATGACGAACCTGCTGGCCGCAAAAGCGCCACTGGCAAGCCCGGCACTGACCGGAGCGCCGACAGCACCGACGGCAGCGCAGACCGTCAACAATACGCAGCTCGCCACCACAGCATTTGTGAAAGCGGCAGTGGCCGCGCTACTGGCAAGCCCGGCGTTTACCGGAACGCCAACGGCCCCGACGGCGGCGCAGACTGTCAACAACACGCAGATTGCCACCACGGCTTATGTGAAAGCGGCGCTGGCTGCCCTCGTGGATTCCTCACCGGCAGCGCTCGACACGCTGAACGAACTGGCCGCCGCGCTAGGTGACGATCCGAACTTCGCCGCCACCATGACAACTGAACTGTCCAAAAAAATGGATAAGGCCAGTAACGGGGCGGATATTCCTGATGTGGCTGCGTTTCTCTCAAACCTTGGTTTGAAAGAAATCACTCTCGCTGGAGTTATGAGCGCTGTTTTATCTGATGGTGGAAGGCTGACACTGCCCGTAATTATTAATGGCGCACGCCGCGAATTGCTTATTCAGTGGGGACAAATGCCCTGTTCAAATCTGGCAACAACCACAACGGCATTCCCGGTGCCTTTTCCCTCTACCTGCTTGAAAGTTGTGGGATGGGGTTATCAGGTTGCCGGGGCAATACAGGCGTATGCCGTGTTGAATGGCTTTAACCGCAACAGCTTTACGTGGAATGCCTTTTATGCTGCGGCGGGTTCTGCTCCATCGCTGGCTACGACAGCCGCCGTTAACATCCATTATATCGCTGTAGGGTATTGATATGACTTACATCTTTTCAGCCACTGATAACGCTTTTTACCCCCTATCTATGCAACAGCAATACATTGATGCTGGAACATGGCCAGAAAATGGGATTCAGGTTGGTGACGATATTTTTAATGAATTCATCGGCCCAGCACCAGCGGGGAAAATACGGGGCGTTGTAAACGAAATGCCAGCCTGGGTAGATTTACCCCCTCCCACGCCCCGGCAATTAATTGACCAGGCAGAACAAAATAGGCTGGCGTTAAAAAATGAAGCAGACAACGAGATAGTATGGCGTCAGGATGCGGTTGATGCTGGTATCTCCACGGATAAGGAAGCCAGCGAGCTTGCAGGGTGGAAAAAATACCGAGTGCTTTTGATGCGTGTCGATACCGCGACAGCACCCGACATTAACTGGCCTGTTAAGCCGGAATAGCGGGCCAGTTTATATCAGGCGCGGTGGAAGTGTCTGTAGCTTCCACCGCCATAATATAATCCAGCGTCAGGTTTAAATTAATCGTCTCGTCGGCCGTCAGTTTTCTTCCCGCCTGTAGTTTCAACTGTATAACGCTGATTGACTGCATAGCATCGTCTATGCGGCGCTGTTTTTGCTGTTCTGCCTGATTAATTAATTCCTCTTTCGAGGGTTTTGGGATGTCAGCCCAGGCGGGTAAACCATCAGGCCCGGCGATGCGTACTTTCCCTGCCGGTGGTAGTTCGCTAAAAAATTCGCTGAACACTTCCGCAGACATTAAAGCCGCATCGTCCGGCCAGGTGTCGGTGGCTTTAAAAATTTCGATGTCACTTTGCGGGTACGCGCCATTTGTGGTTGCTGAATAATAAAATCCGCTCATCGTCCAAACCCTATAATTCGTGCAGCGGCAGAAATCTGCCCCCAGTTATGCAGCTCTACCGCTGCGTTTGAAAACACACCTGCAACAACATTCCCTGCGACTTGACTCGCCGTCACTGCAACCGGCACCGCAATCGCAAACAAACAGGCAGAAAATGGATATGTCCAGTATGCAGCGCCGGTTGTTCCTGCCGCTACCTTTCCCGAGGTTTCCAGCCACTGCAATTTAAAGCCGTTCGGCAACTTCAGATAACCGGCTGTCGAATTTCCCACATATTCGAATGCTGACATATCCGGTATCTGACCTGTGCCAGTGCCTACAGCCCGCTTCGCCGCTTCTTTCAAACCAACGTTTGATATAACGATATGTTTTCTTATTGTCATCAGTCCCATCGAACAAATTGTAGGGGCCATGTCTTTTGGCAAAAGAAAGGCAACTCTTAAACTGCCTTTCTTTGGTCGTGTAATGTAATTTTTGGTTAATTATCTGCCTTAAGTGTCATTCCGGTCATGTCTTTTGTATTGAAGTAAATTAAATCACCCTTTGATTTATCTTTGTTTAATTCTCGCATGAATGCATCCTCCCCATAGACTTTGAGTAATGAATATGACCTACCATCTTTACTATACGTCTGGAATGAACCACTTTCTGCTAATGACCTCCCTATGACAATGAATGTAAAACTGAACACAAATGCAGTCATTGCAGTAAATATTAATGTTGAATAAAAAATCTTTAGAGGAGAATCATCATTATTTAAATTATCTCTAAAAGTTATCAAGACAAAATAGAGTCCTCCCATGAATAAGCAAAGAAAAGCAGATTGAAATGTTTTCTCTACAAAACAAAACATTAAGGCAGCGTAGAAAAATCCGCACAGCAAATGAGAAAGGGAATGCCAACCTTTATTTTCATTCCGTTCAGCCTGCAACATTATTACAATGGTTATAACCGACATCGGCACTAAAAACAAATAAAAACTAATGAAATCATTCACAATTGTCGGTATTGTTATTTGAATATAATCCAACGGTATTCCTAGTGCACTGCAATACCCCCTTTCTAAAAAATAGGTGGCCGCATAAATAACTATAGTTCCTATTGCAATTACCAATCCATCCTTTTTTATAATTCTTTCAAACATAATTAGCCCTCTATTTTTATTTAAAATTAACAAGCATGCAGTAAAGAAAGTAATAAAACTCATTAACCAAACATCGATTTTATAATAAATAAAAGCCAAAGCAAATGTAGTTTTGCTGCCAGTCTGGCATCACTCCGGTTTTTGTATAAGGGAAAAAAGATGCAAATTGGCTATGTTCGCATATCAAGGTTGGGGGGATCTCGTTTCGTTTATTGTTATTTCTGATCTTGGTGGCCATGCAAGAAAATCCAACTTCACTACCATCATGAATGACAGTGCTCGATACAATGCACCCCTGAAACTCAACGGATAAGGGGATGTTTTATATGCTGGTTGGCTACGTAAGGGTATCAACAAATGACCAGAACACCGCGCTACAGAGAAACGCGCTGGAGTGCGCAGGATGTGAACTGATTTTTGAAGACAAAATAAGCGGGAAAACATCAGATAGGCCAGGGTTAAAAAAGCTACTGAAAGCACTGTCGCCAGGTGACACGCTTATCGTCTGGAAACTAGATCGGCTGGGCCGCAGTATGCGCCACTTGGTCACCCTTATCGAAGAATTGCGCCAGCGGGGTATTAATTTTCGAAGCCTGACCGACAGCATTGATACATCCACACCGATGGGGCGCTTTTTCTTTCATGTCATGGGGGCGCTGGCGGAAATGGAGCGCGAGTTAATCGTCGAGCGTACCCGCGCCGGGCTAGATGCTGCCAGGGCGCAGGGCCGCATCGGTGGCCGACGTCCGAAATTAACAGACGAACAATGGGCGCAGGCCGGGCGGTTAATCGCTGCCGGTGAAACACGTCAGCGGGTGGCCCTGATTTATGATGTAGGACTTTCTACCCTTTACCGTAAGTTTCCCGCTACTGACCTATTGTGTGAATAACGACACAACGGCGCGATGCTGTGCGCGCGACATAATCACTTCACCATAGGGCGGAATCCACTCAGGAGGTCCGCCAGATGGCTGAAGATTATCATCACGGTGTCCGCGTTCTGGAAGTCAATGAAGGAACGCGTACTATCCGTACCGTCAGTACCGCTGTTGTCGGGATGGTCTGCACAGCAGACGACGCCGACGCGGCAACATTCCCGCTTAACACGCCAGTGCTTATCACTGACGTGCTCACCGCGTCCGGCAAGGCGGGCGAAACCGGTACCCTCGCCCGTTCGCTGGATGCCATTGCCGATCAGTCCAAACCCGTCACCGTAGTGGTGCGCGTTGAACAGGGTGAAACCGAAGCGGAAACCACGTCGAATATCATCGGCGGCGTGACCGCCCAGGGTAAGCGCACTGGCATGAAAGCGCTACTGACCGCCAACAACCAGCTCGGCGTGAAACCGCGCATTCTGGGGGTTCCCGGTCATGACACGCAGGCGGTGGCGTCTGAACTGCTGAGCGTGGCGCAGTCCCTGCGCGGCTTCGCGTATCTGGCTGCCTATGGCTGTAAAACCGTGCAGGAGTGTATCGATTACCGTGCCAACTTCGGCCAGCGTGAAGGTATGTTGATCTGGCCTGATTTTACCGGCTGGGACACAGTGACAGATGCCGAACAGACGATGTACGCCACCGCCCGTGCGCTGGGTCTGCGCGCCAAAATTGACAGTGACACTGGCTGGCACAAATCGCTTTCCAACGTCGCAGTAAACGGCGTGACTGGTATTTCTGCCGATGTGTTCTGGGACTTACAGGATCCGGCAACCGACGCGGGCCTGCTGAACAAAAACGACATCACCACGCTTATCCGCTCTGATGGTTTTCGCTTCTGGGGTTCCCGCTCCCTGAGCGATGACCCGCTGTTCCAGTTTGAGTGTTACACCCGCACCGCGCAGGTTCTGGCGGACACCATGGCAGAGGCCCACATGTGGGCGAATGACATGACGCTGACCCCGTCACTGGCCCGCGACATTATCGAAGGCGTGAAGGCAAAAATGCGCTCACTGGTCAGCCAGGGTTATCTGCTGGGCGGGGACTGCTGGTTTGACGACAGCGTGAACGATAAGGACACCATCAAGGCCGGGAAGCTGTGGCTGGACTATGACTACACCCCGGTCCCGCCGCTGGAAAACCTGATGTTCCGCCAGCGTATCACCGACCGTTATCTGGTCGATTTTGCCAGCCAGCTTAAATCCTAAGGGGACGTTATGGCACTGCCACGCAAGGTTAAATACCTGAATCTGTTTAACGCCGGTCAGAACTGGATCGGCCTGGTTGAGTCCGTCACCCTGCCAAAACTGACGGAGAAAATGGAGAAATACCGGGGCGGCGGTATGCCGGGTTCGGTGGATATCAGTCTGGGCCTGGACGACGGCGCGCTGGATACGGAATTCACCATCGGTGGTACGGAGATCCAGCTGTTCAAGCAGATGGCGACGCCCACTGTGGACGGTGTTCAGTTGCGTTTTACTGAATCCCTGCAACGTGATGACACCGCAGAAGTTTACGCGCTGGAGCTGGTTACCCGTGGCCGCTACAAGGAACTGGATTCCGGTGAACACAAGCAGGGCGACAGCTCCACCACCAAAGTTTCCTGCACCAACACTTACGTAAAACTCACCATCAATGGTGAGGAGTTGTATGAAGTGGACACGGTGAACATGGTCTGGAAAGTCGGCGGCGTGGATATGCTTGAAGCGCACCGCGCCGCGCTTGGCCTGTAATTCTTCCGGGCGTGTTTAACGCGCCCGTATTCTCTTATCTGAACGGAACACATCATGACCAAAGAAACCGAAACCACCGGCACTGAACCACGCAACACCGCAACCGTCACCCTGGACTGTCCGATCCAGCGCGGGAAACAGACCATTGAAACCATCACTGTGCGCAAGCCGCAGTCCGGCGCGCTGCGCGGCACCCGTTTACAGTCGCTGATGGAAATGGATGTGGACAGCATGATGGTTGTACTGCCCCGCGTTACGGCACCGTCACTGACCCGCGAGGAAGTGCTTACCCTGGAGCCGGGCGATCTGTTGCAGTTATCCGTGGAGCTGGTCAGTTTTTTGTTACCGAAGTCGGCAACTGCCGGTTTCCCGACAAATTAACTGTTGATGATTTAATTGCCGATATCGCCACGATCTTTCACTGGCCGCCCGATGTAACCGGCGATATGTCGCTGACAGAACTGCTGGAGTGGCGGCACAAAGCCATTTTACGAAGTGGGGCCGCCGATGAGTGACCGTAACCTGCGCTTGCAGGTTGTATTAAATGCCGTTGATAAGCTCACCCGCCCGTTTAAGGATGCGCGTGCCGGTTCTCAGGAACTGGCCGCCGCCATCAAAAAATCCCGTGATGCCCTGAAACAGCTCGACCAGGCTGGCGCGAAGCTTGACGGGTTCCGCACCCTGCAACAGTCCGTAAAACAGACCGGTGCCGATCTGGCACAGGCACGCCTGCGCGCCCAGATGATGACCCGCGAAATGGCGGGGATGGAAAATCCGACAAAGAAACAGACTAAAGCCCTGGAAGACCAGTGGCGGGCCGTGTCGCGCCTGGAGAAAAAACAGCAGGAAGAAACCGCGCAGCTAAACCGGGTCCGGGCGGAGCTGTACCGGATGGGTATTTCTGCCAAAGACGGCACCGGCGCAACGGAGAAAATCCGCCGGGAAACGGCCCGCTATAACAATGAGCTACGGGAACAGGAAGCCAGGCTGAAGCGCGTCGGTGAACAACAGCGCCGCGCAGCCGCTGCCAGCGCTGCGTTTCAGCGTTCAAGAGCATTACGCAATGAAATTGCTACAACCGGGACGGGTATGGTAGCGACGGGTGTGGCAACTGCCATGCCGTTGATGGCCCCTGTCCGGGCGTACTCGGAATCGGAAGAGGCAGCGACACAGCTGGCGGCGTCAATGATGGCTCCGGGGGCTAAGGTGCTGCCTGAATATGAGCAAATAAATAAGCTGGCGCTTCAGCTTGGTGATCGCCTGCCCGGCACTACGGCAGATTTTCAGAACATGATGACGATGCTTCGCCGTCAGGGGATGTCAGCAACAACGATCCTGAATGGACTTGGTGAGGCTACGGCTTATCTCGGCGTTCAACTGAAGTTACCCGCAACAGAAGCTGCGGAATTTGCTGCCAAACTTCAGGACGCAACCGGGACGACAGAAAAAGACATGATGGGCCTGATGGATGTTATCCAGAAGGGTTTCTATGCAGGTGTTGATCCAAACAACATGCTTAACGGCTACGCAAAAATTTCTAGTGCCATGTCAATTCTCAAGGTGAAAGGGCTGGAAGCGGCGAAAGTTTTTGCACCGTTACTTGTTATGGCCGACCAGACAGGCATGGCGGGTGAATCAGCAGGCAACGCTTACCGTAAGGTTTTCCAGGCGGCAATGAACCGGGACAAGGTGACCGGGGCTAATGATGATCTGAAAGCTGCGGGTTATAAAATCAGTCTCAATTTCAGTGACGGCAAAGGCGAATTCGCCGGGCTTGAGGCACTTTATCAGCAGTTGCTGAAGCTCAAAAATATCTCCACAGAAATGCGGCTCGCCACTTTGAAAGGCATTTTTGGGGATGATGCGGAAACCCTCCAAGTTCTGAATATCATGATTGATAAAGGAATGGATGGTTACCGTGAGGCGGAAGGGAAATTGCAGGCGCAGGCATCCTTGCGTGAGCGTGTTGATTCCCAGCTTAAAACGCTGGGCAACCGCTGGGAAGCTGCGACCGGATCGTTTACCAATGCTTTAGCCACAATAGGCGCGACCGTTGCGCCGGAACTAAAACAACTGGCTGACTGGCTGGGCAATCTGGCGAACCGTCTAAATCAGTTTGTTCAGCAACACCCGAAACTGACCTCGTCAATTTTTAAAGTAGTTGCCGGTTTTGCAATCATTACTGCCACGCTGGGAGCATTGGGGCTCGCGGTTGCTGCGATTCTGGGGCCGCTGGCGATCATGCGTTACGGCTTTAGTTTCTTGGGCGGCGGCGCGCTTTCCCGCCTGCTTCCGGGGTTCGGCGGGCTGGCGGCCATTATTGCCAGTCTGGCTCCGGGTCTGGCCGGTGCCGGTGGCGGGATCCGGGCATTTCTGGCAAGCCTTCAGAATACAGATGCGGCTTCCGTGCTAGAGCGCATCCGGGACGCCCTGTCCGGGTTCGGTGGGGATGACGAGGAAGGCGGCATACTGGATGCGCTGCGCAACGGGGTACTGAAGCACCTGAAAGAGCAGGCAGAGAACGCTGGCGGCGCGCTGGTCGCCGCGTTCCGTAACCCTGTCGCCACGCTGTCAGCCCTGCGGGGGCATGTGGCCGGGCTGGCAACGGCAGGCTTTGGGATGCTCGGTACGGCGGTGAGCCGCTTCGGTAATATCCTGCTGGCGCTTGTCACCTCGCCGCTGGCGCTGCTGCGCACGGCACTAATGGCAACCGGCGGCCTGCTGGGAGCACTGCTGAGTCCCGTCGGGCTGGTCGTTATGGCGCTGTCTGCCGTCGCGCTGGTTGTCTGGAAATACTGGCAGCCCATCACGGCATTTTTATCCGGGATGGTGGAAGGGTTTCAGGCGGCTGCCGGGCCGGTTAAGGAAGCGTTCGAGCCGGTGCGTCCGGTGTTTACATGGATTGCGGATAAGGTGGCGGCGCTCTGGAAGGGGTTCACGGACCTGCTGGCCCCGGTGAAATCCTCGGCTGAAGAACTGAACCATGCGGCGGATATGGGTAAGCGTTTCGGTCAGATGCTGGCTGACGGGCTTGCCATGGTGATGAGTCCGCTGGAGTCGCTCAAGTCCGGCGTGTCCTGGCTGCTTGAGAAGCTGGGGATCGTCAACAAGGAATCGCAGAAACTGCCCGATGCCAGAGCCGTTACCGGAAACAGTTACAGCGCCTATGGCACCGCCGCTGCCAGCGGTTACGGCGGCGGCTACAACCTGCCGATGTACGATTCCGGCGGCTTCCTCCCCGCCGGTAAAATGGGCATTGTCGGTGAGAATGGCCCGGAACTGATAAACGGGCCGGTCAATATCATGAGCCGTCGCCGTACCGCCGCACTGGCTGCCGCTACGGCGATGGCGTTCGGCAGCCTGTCACAGCCTGTTGCCGCGAAACCACTTCATCCGTTAAGCCTGCCGGTTGCTGAATACCGGCAGCCGTCAGCCGGGCTGCGTGGCGGTGATCAGTCCGTTTCATCCGGTCCGGCAAAATATGAAATCAACATTCACCAGGCACCGGGCCAGAGCGCACAGGATGTGGTGGCGGAAGTTATGCGCCAGCTCGACGCGCGGGAACGCCAGCGCGCCGCCGGTCGCCGCAGTAGCTTCAGTGATAGAGGGGATTTTGAATCATGATGATGACCCTGGGCCTGTTTGTATTCATGCTGAAAACCGTGCCGTTCCAGCAATTGCAATTGCAACAGCAGTGGCGACACGCCAGCAACAACCGCGTGGGCCTGCGCCCGTCGCTTCAGTTTCTGGGGCCGGACAGCGATGTGATAACCCTGTCCGGGATGCTGATGCCCGCCATTACCGGAGGGAGGCTGTCTATGCAGATGCTGGAACTGATGGCGGAAACCGGCAAGGGCTGGCCGCTACTGAAAGGCAACGGGACTATTTACGGCATGTTCGTGATCGAGAATATCGGGCGAACGGAAAGCGAGTTTTTCAGCGACGGTTCACCGAGAAAAATTGAATTTACCGTGACACTGAAGCGTATGGATGAGTCGCTCAGTCAGATGCTGGGCGACCTGTCCGGGCAACTGACCCAGCTTAAGGACAACGCGGTCAGCAGTGTGGGGGATTTGCTGTCATGACAGAAATGACCATGTTTGCCGGTAGTGAATGTGTCCCGGCTTACCGGGTGATGATGAAGGACCGGGATATCACGCAGAACCTTGCGCCCCGGCTTATTTCCCTGACGCACACAGATAACCGTGGCTTTGAAGCTGACCGCCTCGATTTGGAACTGGGCGACGCGGATGGTCTGCTGGAGCTGCCGCGCCGGGGTGCGGTACTGTCGCTCGCGCTGGGCTGGAAGGGAAAGCCGCTGATCGTGAAAGGGGATTTTACCGTTGATGAAATTGAGCATTACGGAACGCCGGACCGCATCACCGTGCGGGCGCGTAGCGCGGATTTTCGCGCCACGCTGAACACTCGCCGGGAGAAGTCCTGGCATAAAACCACCGTGGGGAAAATGTGTGAAGAAATCGCCGCCCGGCACAAGCTGGAAACGGCCATCGGTACGGACATGGCCGCGCAGGAGGTGGACCACATCGACCAGACCAATGAATCAGACGGGTCATTTCTGATGCGGCTGGCCAGACAGTATGGCGCGATTGCATCCGTTAAGGCGGGCAGGCTGCTGTTCATCCGGCAGGGCCAGGGCAAAACCGCCAGCGGGAAAGCGCTGCCGGTTGCCACAATAAGCCGCCAGTCCGGCGATCAGCACCGCTTCAGCCTGGTGGACCGGGAAGCCTACACCGGAGTGATCGCTTCCTGGCTGAACACCCGCGAGCCGGTAAAGAAAGACCCGGCAAAGGTGAAGCGCAGGCGCCGGAAGTCCAGCACATCCACGACCAAAACCCCGGAAGCCAAACAGGGGGATTACCTCATCGGGACGGATGAGAATGTCCTGGTTCTTAGCCGGACGTATGCCAACCGGCGCAACGCGGAGCGCGCCGCAAAGGCGACATGGGAACGGCTTCAGCGTGGCGTGGCGTCGTTTTCTATCGGTCTGGCGATGGGGCGCGAGGATTTATTCCCGGAACTGCCGGTCAGGGTAAGCGGATTCAAACAGCAGATTGATGAAGCGGACTGGATTATCACTACTGTAACCAACTCCATAAACGATAACGGTTTTACGACGTCACTGGAACTGGAAGTTAAAATTTCAGATACGGACATGAATTAAATCATTTTGAAAATGCAAGTTACAAGTTATCATATTTAAACTTTTCGAGCTGGAGAAACCTGAAAATGATGAATTGTCCTCTCTGTGGTAATGCAGCGCATACGCGGAGTAGCTATCAGGTATCGTCAAACACAAAAGAAAGATATAACCAGTGTCAGAACATTGAATGCGGACATACGTTCATTACTCATGAAACATTTGTCCGATCTATTTCTACACCACAACGTGTCAACCCTGCCCCACCTCATCCTCAGTGCAATGGACAAAGCCATTTAATTTTTTAACAAAGCCCGCGTAGAGCGGGTTTTTTATGTCCAT